ATGCTGGAACAAATGGGCATTGCCGCGAAGCAAGCCTCGTATAAATTAGCGCAACTCTCCAGCCGCGAAAAAAATCGCGTGCTGGAAAAAATCGCCGATGAACTGGAAGCACAAAGCGAAATCATCCTCAACGCTAACGCCCAGGATGTTGCTGACGCGCGTGCCAATGGCCTTGGCGAAGCGATGCTTGACCGTCTGGCACTGACGCCCGCACGGCTGAAAGGCATTGCCGATGATGTGCGCCAGGTGTGTAACCTCGCCGATCCGGTGGGGCAGGTAATCGATGGCAGCGTACTGGACAGCGGCCTGCGTCTTGAGCGTCGTCGCGTACCGCTGGGGGTTATTGGCGTGATTTATGAAGCGCGCCCGAACGTGACGGTTGATGTCGCTTCGCTGTGCCTGAAAACCGGTAACGCAGTGATTCTGCGTGGCGGTAAAGAAACCTGTCGCACTAACGCGGCAACGGTGGCGGTGATTCAGGACGCCCTGAAATCCTGTGGCTTACCGGTGGGTGCCGTGCAGGCGATTGATAATCCTGACCGTGCGCTGGTCAGTGAAATGCTGCGTATGGATAAATACATCGACATGCTGATCCCGCGTGGTGGCGCTGGTTTGCATAAACTGTGCCGCGAACAGTCGACGATCCCGGTGATCACAGGTGGTATAGGCGTATGCCATATTTATGTTGATGAAAGTGTAGAGATTGCTGAAGCATTAAAAGTGATCGTCAACGCGAAAACTCAGCGTCCGAGCACATGTAATACGGTAGAAACGTTGCTGGTGAATAAAAACATCGCCGATAGCTTCCTGCCCGCATTAAGCAAACAAATGGAGGAAAGCGGCGTGGCATTACACGCAGATGCAGCTGCGCTGGCGCAGTTGCAGACAGGCCCCGCGAAGGTGGTGGCTGTTAAAGCGGAAGAGTATGACGATGAGTTTCTGTCATTAGATTTGAACGTCAAAATCGTCAGTGATCTTGACGATGCCATCGCCCATATTCGTGAACACGGCACACAACACTCCGATGCGATCCTGACCCGCGATATGCGCAACGCCCAGCGTTTTGTTAACGAAGTGGATTCGTCCGCTGTTTACGTTAACGCCTCTACGCGTTTTACCGACGGCGGCCAGTTTGGACTAGGTGCGGAAGTGGCGGTAAGCACACAAAAACTCCACGCGCGTGGCCCAATGGGGCTGGAAGCACTGACCACTTACAAGTGGATCGGTATTGGTGATTACACCATTCGTGCGTAAATAAAACCGGGTGATGCAAAAGTAGCCATTTGATTCACAAGGCCATTGACGCATCGCCCGGTTAGTTTTAACCTTGTCCACCGTGATTCACGTTCGTGAACATGTCCTTTCAGGGCCGATATAGCTCAGTTGGTAGAGCAGCGCATTCGTAATGCGAAGGTCGTAGGTTCGACTCCTATTATCGGCACCATTTAAATCAATAAGTTACACATCATTAGTACCTTCCTTATTTTTTGACTGGGACGAATTTGGGACCGATGGGTTCAGGATCGAGTCTATTTGCCGTGCGTGTTCGGTAAGGTGATTAGGTGCAAGGTGAGCATATCGACGAACCATTTCGATAGACTCCCAGCCTCCCATTTCCTGTAACACTGACAACGGGACTCCGGCTTGAACCAGCCAACTTGCCCAGGTGTGTCTCAAGTCGTGAAATCTGAAATCATCAATACCAGCCCGTCTCAGCGCCGCTTTCCAGGCTGTGTTTGCGTCATACCGCATCTTCCTTACTGTTGGCGCTTTCGTTCCGTCTGGTTTGGTACAGCTTTCCTTGTACACAAATACCCAACGGTGATGATTCCCGATTTGTTTTTTCAAAACGCGACATGCAGTATCATTCAGCGCAACGCCAATTGCGCGGTTTGATTTACTCTCTTCCGGGTTTATCCATGCCACCCGGCGCTGCATGTCTATTTGTTGCCATTCAAGGTTGATGATGTTCGAGCGTCTTAAGCCTGTTGCCAGTGCAAATTCAACAACAGACTTTAATGGCTCCGGACATTCATCAATCAGCCTTTGTGCTTCATGGGGCTCCAGCCAGCGGATCCGTTTATTCTTTGGTTGAGGCACTTTAATAATTGGTGCCTTATCCAGCATTTTCCATTCACGCTCTGCGGCTCTTAGTAGGGCCTTTATAAATGAAAGATGCGTAGCCTTCGTTGCAACGGACGCTGGTTTTGGCGTGTATTCTGGAACAGGTTTCCCTTTTTTTCTGCATGCTTCTGCCCTGAGTCTCCAGTTTTCCTCATGACGCCGGTTCGTCATTTTCTGCATTGCTGAATAAATTTTTGATTCAGTAATGTCTCTTAGTTGCATTCCTGCGAAATGTTGAAGCCAGAATCCGATCCGGCTTTTGTCATCGTCCAGTGATTTTTTATGTGCTTTCTCTTCAAGCCACCTGACACACGCTTCCTCGAACGTTATATCAGGTATTTCACCAAGTTTGCTGCCCCGCCATGCTTCAGCCTTTAGCTTGTCATGGAGTTCTGTCGCCTGCCTTTTGTCCTTTGTTCCAAGAGACTGTTTAAATCTTTTACCGTTCGGCAATGTGAAACTGGCGTACCATATTTCACCTCTGCGGAAGAGTGACATTTTCTTTCCTCTGTTATGCCATCACCCGCGCTCACCTGGACAGTATGCAGCGGAGACTGAAGAGCCGCAATGCAGGCTTGTCGTGTTGTGAGGTAAGGAGATTTATTCTTAGTGGGATCTTTGCGTGTTGCCTGAAGACGCCCTGTGCGTATCCAGTTAATGGCAGTCGGTCTGGATATCTTGAGAAAATGACAGGCCTCATCGAGTGTGAGGCTGTATGGCTCCATTATTTCACCTCTTGCTGTGACATTGTTGAAAAATGGATACCAGCTCGTTGCTGCCAGACGATCCAACCGAGAGTCATATCCCATGCCATGTATTCGTTATCGCCGTTTTTTGCTCTCCGACGATCTACTAAGTCACCGAAACGCTTTTCCATGAATAATTCATAAGCTTCGCGTTCATCTGGTTCTACTTCCAGCGATAGGAGTGCGATTTCATAAGCACGGCGCTCAATATCGTCTCGCACGTCAAGGCTGCTGATACGCTCTTTAATTTCTTTAATCAGTTCTTTGTCGGTAAAAGTGATCATTATGCTCCAGCCTCCGGTGCTTTTGGCATTATTGCCCAGTGAGTGATATTGACGTTTTCAAGGTCCCCGACCTGAAATGTCCACTGCCATTCTCCGGTTTCTTTTTGTCCCCAGGTGTACCAGAGAGAACGCCAGCCAATTAGCCAGCCTTCTCCGTTAGCATCGAATAACAAAACACTTTCATTTGCTGGTGGCAGTTCAGCTGACACTGGTATTACTTTGTTTTCCTGTGCTGCACATTTAGCTTCAAGCGCATCGAATTTACGCACCAGGTATTCAGCATCTGTTTCATTTACTTTCAGATCTCGCGGTACACATCTCCCACGAAGAAACCCTTCCATTTCGAAAACATTCATGCGCATTTGCGTAACTCCGATAACTCGTTAAAACGTTCCATAAACATCCCGTAGGCATGGCCCGGTGCCTGTGGAATCACTTTGAACATCTCTGTTGCCGGGATACCTTCCAGTACAGGCCAGAAAGAGCCATCATCAAGCCCGAGATCGCGGCGTTCGGTTGCCAGCATAATGAGATCGGCATATTTCACTGGCGTGCTCATAACAGGAGGTAACCCGTATTTCTCACGTATTACGGCGTCTATTTTTTCTTCCATCCGTTTATAGTCAGGAAGAAGTCGTTTCAGTGGTGCGGGGATGTCCTGGCAATATGCTTCTGTTGCATCATGCATTAAAGCTTCAAAAGCAAATTCCTGTGGCACCAGCTGGCTGCAAAGCACCGCATGTTGGGCGACACTGTAGAAGTGTGAAAGATGTCCTGCAAAGCGACAGATATTTGAAAGGGAAACCGCGATATCGTTAATAACGATGTCGTCTTTATTTATCCTGTCATAATAAAAATGCTTCCCGGAAAAAGTTTTAATAAATGACATTTTGTTCTCCACGTATATGCGCTGCACCGCGCTGAATTCGGGTAAAAGGAAGCCCTCACCGTCCGGCGATTATTGAGTCAATTACATTTCCATAAATGCCCCCGTAGGGGCGGTTAGTTTCTCCACAAAACAGAGAAGAACACCTGCGGTGGCAGCCGCCCGGATGGATTGGGTTATGAGCCCGTCGTCCGGTGATGCTCTTCTCTGTTTTGTAAAAAGGACGGTACCAGCCGGAAGCAAGGGTACAAGCTGGTACCGCCAAGACTACACACAGCATAAAGTTGTGGTGCCGGGTGCCTCCCGGTGCCTGGCGAAGGTTGCACACCAGGCGGGTGGGTATCCACAGAAGGTCGACTGTCAGCCTCAACCTTAACCCGCGTGCGCTGAGCCGCATTCACCACAACGCTAAGGATTCTCTCTGGTTGAAAATACTTAGCTGTTATGTGCCTGTCTTTTCACCACTTCAGGCTCGGTGGTATCCTTTTAAGCCCGTATACATAAAAGGAAAATCAAATGACTTTTGATGAAAAAGAACTTGATAATGCAATTAATAAAATCATCGTAACGTCGCTCTTTTCCTGTCTCAGCGACACTCAGCAAAAACAGTTCTACGAATCGGCTTTCAACATGATCGAGCGTTGTTGTTTCTGCGATGCCGACGAGTTACCTGAAAAAATCAGGAAACAGTTGGCTGATGCTCTTCGAGTGCGACTTTCTGACCAATTTTCTGAAATGTACTCTCCGAATTTGGACAAATAGAAAAAGGCCATTTCCATTCAGGGTCTGATGGAAATACTTCAGCCTGTTCCAAAGCACGGCGTAAAGAGAACACAACTCCAGCCATAATCTGATGTTTCCCATTGGTCCAGCTATCGCCGCTCTGATCTACAGGGGCGGCTATGTCGTATGACCAAACGACTTCACAGTTATTGTTTAAAATCTGGACTTTCATTTCATACACCTGCTTTAACATGAGTGCCTGGTGGCACAACATGACTCAACGAATCATCCTGGACTTCATATGCCCCAGGCGGCTACTTCGTGGGCGTCCTGCCTGTTCGTTATCTTTGATATAAAATCTAACTTAACTTAGTTATTATGGCAAGAAAAAACACCAAACTTTTCTTAGTTCGGTGCCTTAGTTAGAGAAGAGAGGTCTTAGAGTTCGTATTGAACTCCTTTGACTACACCAATGATAAGGCAATTACCATTGATAGGGATGTTGGGATACCGAGGATTTAATGGCACTAAAAACTTTTGAGGGCCATCGATGACTAATTTTTTTACTGTAGCTTCGTTTGTTCCATCAAGTCGAGCGATGACTATTTTTCCATGACGAGGTTCTGCATCTGGATCTACAATCACTGTTGCGCCTTCTGGTATTGTTGGGAGGCCATTAGGGTTAGTCATGGAGTCACCTTTAACCTCTAATGCAAATGAGTTATCACCAATCTTTAATGATGTATCTACCCACTTGTCCACTTCACTAAACACTTCTGCTGCCCTGCATTCAGTAAACTGCCCAGCCTGAACCCACGATATTACAGGAACTCTGCGCATGTTTGTGACGAGTTTGCCTTCAAACTCAGCACCATAAAGAATGTAATCTATTGACGTATTGAAGAACTTCGCTAATTTCGAAAGTGCCTCCCCACCAGGGGTATTGATGTCTTTCTCCCAGTACCCCACAGCAACGTCGCTTACTCCACAAAATTTACCCAATTCTTTCTGGGACGTTCCGGTAACTCTTCTCAGAGCTTTTATACGCTGACCAACCGTTTCCATAGGAGCACCATTTCTTGAATTGCTAAGTAATCTTAGTTTTTATTGACCAAAGATAGATTTGTAATTAGCATCTAATAAAACTTAGTTTGGAGGGCGTATGACAACTGACGATATCGAAAGCTACTTCGGCAGTATTGAGAAAGTTGCTGCTTTTTTCGGCATAACAACTGAAGCCGTTTATCAGTGGCGAAACCGTCCGGGCCAGTTAATTCCAAAAGGACGTGCAGCAGAAGCTGCATATAGAACTTGCGGACGGTTGCCATTTAAACCTGAGCTTTATGAAAAATCTAATGGATAAATCGATTAACAGAAACCACAGAACGATGAGGCTAACCGTGGGTAAGCATCACTGGAAAGTAGAAAAACAGCCTGAGTGGTACGTGAAAGCTGTCAGAAAAACTATCGCAGCGTTGCCGGGTGGTTACGCTGAAGCAGCTGACTGGCTGGATGTAACAGAAAACGCATTATTTAACCGCCTTCGTGCCGATGGCGATCAGATTTTCCCGCTGGGATGGGCAATGATTTTGCAACGTGCTGGTGGAACTCACTTCATTGCTGACGCTGTGGCGCAGTCTGCAAATGGCGTCTTTGTGTCTCTTCCTGACGTCGAGGATGTGGACAACGCCGATATTAACCAGCGCCTGCTGGAAGTCATTGAACAGATTGGCAGTTATTCCAGACAGATTCGTTCGGCAATCGAAGACGGTGTGGTGGAACCGCATGAGAAGACAGCAATTAACGACGAGCTGTATCTCTCAATTTCGAAGCTGCAGGAGCATGCAGCACTGGTCTACAAAATCTTTTGCATTTCAGAAAGTAATGACGCCCGCGAGTGTGCAGCTCCGGGCGCCGTGGCGTGTCGTGACTGTGGAGAAACTAACGCATGAACAGTTTAACAACACACTACCGTCGCTCGCAACTGATTGCGCTTCCTGTACCGGGTGGAAAAGCGAAGGTGGAGTATTGCTATGCAGTTAATGTACCAGGTGACAGGGAAATTGTAACCCACAGCTTTGCTGAGTGGGCTGTGGGTGATTTCAACCGGCAGAAGGAGACAGTCCTTTGCGACAAGTTAACCGCTGGTTCAAAGATCACTACGGAGTGCCCGTCAGAGTCATTCGTTGGGAGCCGGAAACACAACGAGTTATCTACCTCCGCGAAGGCTATGAGCATGAGTGCTTCAGCCCGCTCGAACAGTTTCGTCGTAAATTCAGGGAAATAGAGGTCGGTCATGAGCACTAAATTAACCGGCTATGTATGGGATGGTTGCGCTGCATCAGGCATGAAATTATCCAGCGTGGCAATTATGGCCCGCCTGGCTGATTTCAGTAATGACGAAGGTGTGTGCTGGCCATCAATTGAAACCATTGCCCGCCAGATTGGCGCGGGGATGAGTACCGTCAGAACGGCTATCGCACGGCTGGAAGCAGAAGGCTGGTTAACGCGTAAGGCGCGTCGCCAGGGTAACCGCAATGCGTCGAATGTTTATCAGCTTAACGTTGCGAAGCTTCAGGCAGCGGCATTTTCTCAACTGTCAGATTCTGACCCGTCAAAATCTGACGCATCAAAATCTGACCCGTCAAAATTTGATGCGTCGAAATCTGGCAAAAAAGCGGGTTTTCACCCGTCAGAATCTGGCGGGGATCCGTCAGTAAAATCAAAACATGATCCGTCAGATAAAAAACCTTCTCGTCCGGATGCTTCGCAACCGGACACGCAGACGGCTGAACAGTATTTTTTAACTCGCCATCCTGATGCGGTTGTATTCAGCCCTAAAAAGCGCCAGTGGGGGACGCAGGATGATTTGACCTGCGCACAGTGGCTCTGGAAAAAAATCATCGCCCTGTACGAGCAGGCCGCCGAATGTGACGGCGAGGTGGTTCGTCCCAAAGAACCGAACTGGACAGCCTGGGCAAACGAAATTCGCCTGATGTGTGTGCAGGATGGTCGTACTCACAAACAAATCTGCGAGATGTACAGCCGCGTCAGCCGCGATCCGTTCTGGTGCCGTAACGTGCTCAGCCCGTCGAAGCTGCGGGAAAAATGGGATGAGCTTTCCCTGCGCTTATCGCCGTCCATCAGCACATACACAGAAAAACGCGAAGACCCGTATTTCAAATCCAGTTACGACAACGTGGACTACAGCCAGATCCCGGCAGGATTCAGGGGGTGAGCATGAGTCTTTTGAATGAAGTTCAGAAATTCATTGAAGCCCATCCGGGCTGTACTTCCGGAGATATTGCGGATGCTTTTGCAGGTTACTCACGGCAGCGCGTTCTGCAGTCAGCAAGCAAGTTACGTCAGAGTGGGCGTGTGGCTCACCGTTGTGAAGGGGATACACGCAGACATTTCCCGCGCCTGACTGAGAGAGCGCAGGAGCCGGAACCACAACCAGTTCGTGAAACCAGACCTGTGCGCAATTTCTATGTCGGCACTAACGATCCACGGGTGATTTTGTGCCTGACCCGCCAGGCTGAAGAACTGGAGTCCAGGGGCCTATACCGTCGTGCTGCAACGGTGTGGATGGCGGCATTCCGTGAAAGCCACTCCCAGCCAGAACGAAACAATTTTCTGGCGCGTCGTGAGCAGTGCTTACAGAAAAGCAGCAAGCGCGCTGCATCGGGTGAAGAGTGGTATCTGTCAGGGAATTACGTGGGGGCTTAATGAGTAATAAATATTGCCAGGCGCTGGTGGAACTGCGGAACAAACCAGCCCATGAACTGAAGGAAGTGGGCGATCAGTGGCGCACGCCGGACAACATTTTCTGGGGAATTAACACCCTGTTTGGCCCGTTTGTTCTGGATCTGTTCACTGACGGTGATAACGCCAAATGTGCTGCGTATTACACGGCGGAAGACAACGCGCTGGCGCATGACTGGTCAGAACGTCTTGCGGAGCTAAAAGGTGCTGCCTTTGGTAATCCCCCATACAGCCGCGCCAGTCAGCATGAGGGGCAATACATCACCGGCATGCGTTACATCATGAAACATGCCAGTGCTATGCGTGATAAGGGCGGGCGCTATGTTTTCCTGATCAAAGCTGCCACCAGCGAAGTGTGGTGGCCGGAAGATGCAGATCATATTGCTTTTATTCGCGGGCGTATTGGTTTTGAACTGCCTGCCTGGTTTATCCCGAAGGATGAGAAGCAGGTGCCGACAGGCGCTTTCTTCGCTGGTGCTATTGCTGTTTTCGACAAGACCTGGAAGGGACCGGCAATCAGCTACATCGGGCGCGATGAACTTGAGGCATGTGGTGAGGCGTTTCTGGAGCAGGTTCGTCAGCAGGCGGAAAAACTGGTCAGGGAGATGGCGGCATGACGACGTTAACTCAATGCCAGCAGCAGGTGCTGGATATGCTGATTTCTTATCAGAAAGAACGTGGTTTCCCGCCAACCAATCAGGAGGTGGCAACCATGCTGGGATACCGTTCGGTGAATGCAGCGGTGGAGCATCTTCGTGCGCTGGAGAAAAAAGGCGTCATCACGATAAAGCGTGGCGTGGCCCGGGGGATAACGCTTCATACCGCGGTGAAGGACGACGACAGCGAGGCGGTCGGGATTATCCGCTCACTGCTTGCCGGTGAGGAAAACGCCAGGCTGCGTGCAGCCCACTGGTTACATGAGAGGGGCCTGAAAGTATGAAGCTGATTCTGCCTTTTCCGCCCAGCGTGAACACGTACTGGCGACACCCCAACAAAGGGGCGTTTGCTGGTAAGAGCCTGATAAGCGCGGCGGGGCGAAAATTCCAGAGTGCGGCGTGCGCAGCAATAGTTGAGCAGCTACGTCGTCTGCCGAAACCAACGTCGGCACCTGCTTCAGTGGAGATCGTGTTGTTTCCTCCGGATAACCGGATCCGCGATCTGGACAACTATAACAAGGCGCTGTTTGACGCCCTGACCCACGCGGGGGTGTGGGAAGACGACAGTCAGGTGAAAAGAATGCTGGTGGAGTGGGGACCGGTTATCCCGGAAGGGAAGGTCGAGATCACTATCAGTAAGTACGAGAAAACGGCGGGTGCAGCTGGCTGAGCAAAAGGAGAAACGAAGTATGAATAATCTGATGGTCATTGATGGTATTGAAGTTCGTCGTGATGCTTATGGGCGTTACAGCCTGAACGATCTGCATCGCGCAGCAGTAGCATCTGGTGCAAATGCCAGAACCAAGGAGCCAGGAAAGTTTCTTTCCAGCCAACAAACTGTTGAACTTGTTCATGAATTGACCAACACCCAGAATTTGGGTGTTGACCCGGTGAGTGTGATTCATGGGGGAAATGAACGGGGAACTTATGTCTGCAAGGAACTGGTGTATGCCTATGCAATGTGGATCAGCCCGTCATTCCATCTGAAGGTGATCCGTACTTTCGATATGGTAACCAGCGCACCGGAAAAATTATCCGGGCAGGCTGCTGACAAGATGCAGGCTGGAGTGATTCTGCTGGACTTTATGCGCAGGGAGTTAAACCTGTCTAACTCTTCAGTGCTTGGGGCCTGTCAGAAACTCCAGGAGGCTGTTGGCTTACCGAATCTGGCACCGCGCTATGCCATTGATGCTCCTGCTGACGCGCCTGATGGCTCAAGCCGCCCCACGCTGTCACTGAGTGCATTGCTGAAGCAGTATGGTATCCGCCTGACAGCTAATCAGGCATATCACCAGATGGTGAAGCTGGGGATCGTCGAGCAGCGCGAACGATACAGCCGTACCGCGATTAACAACATCAAAAAATTCTGGTCACTGACAGCGAAAGGCTGCATGTTCGGCAAGAACATCACCAGTCCCGCAAATCCGCGCGAGACGCAGCCGCATTTCTTCGAATCCCGATTCCCTGAGCTGTTAAAGCTGCTCGATACCGTACATTGAGGTGACCGTGAGAGCACTACTGACCCCTGAAATTGCCCCGCGTATGGGGATCGTATTGTTCAGACCAGGTTCAGAGCTGATGCCCCTGTTTATGCAGGGGCGTGTCCTGCTGGAGCCTGAGCCGGAACGTTATTCATCTTTCGCCAGTGGTGCCGTTCCGGCGGCATCACAACCGCTGGCGGATGATCCTACCGTTCGGGCCGTGTTCCGCAATGAGGCAGTGATCCGTCGTGCTGGTGGCGTGGAATGTCTTGAAAGCTGGTTACTTCGTGAAAAAGGCTGCCAGTGGCCTCATTCCGACTGGCACAGCGAGAACATGACCACAATGCGACACGCTCCGGGTGCAATCCGTCTGTGCTGGCACTGCGATAACCAGCTGCGCGATCAGTTCACGGAACGGCTGGAATCAATGGCAACGGATAACTGTGCCCGCTGGGTGTTGTCTGTTGTGCGTCGGGATCTCGGTTTTGATGACAGTCACGTTGTGACAATGCCGGAACTGTGCTGGTGGCTGATTCGTAATGACCTGGCGGATGCCTTACCGGAAAGTGCAGCCCGTAAGGCACTGAGATTACCGAAGCCTGTTGTGCCGTCTGTCACCCGGGAAAGTGACCTTGTGCCTTCGGTTCCTGCCACCAGCATCATCCAGGATAAGGCGAAAAAGGTGCTGGCGCTGAAAGTGGATCCGGAGTCGCCGGAGTCTTTTATGTTACGCCCAAAACGTCGCCGCTGGGTTAATGAAAAGTACACGCGCTGGGTTAAGACACAGCCGTGTGCATGTTGTGGAAAGCCCGCTGATGATCCCCACCACCTGATAGGTTACGGTCAGGGTGGAATGGGAACAAAAGCGCATGACCTTTTTGTGTTGCCTTTGTGCAGAAAGCATCACGACGAGCTGCATGCGGATACCGTGGTATTTGAAGAAAAGTATGGCTCTCAGTTGGAGCTGATATTTCGTTTTATCGATCGTGCGCTGGCAATTGGCGTGCTGGCCTGATTTTTGTGGGGTAAGTTGATGCGTGATATGTATGAAGTATTGGACCGCTGGGGAGCATGGGCTGCAGCAGACAACAGTGGTGTGGACTGGCAGCCGGTAGCAGCAGGCTTCAAGGGGCTTTTACCTCATGGCAAAAAGTCACGGATTCAGTGTGATGATGACGAAGGCATTATGATAGACAGTTGTGTGGCTCGGTTGAGAAAGTATAAACCAGAGGAATATGAGCTCATCATAGCCCACTTTGTTATTGGTATCTCATTACGCACTATTGCCAAAAGGAGAAGGTGCTCTGATGGCACTATTAGGAAGGAGTTGCAAACCGCAATCGGTTTTATAGAGGGGGTTGTAAGTATACTTGTGTAAAATAATAAAAGGCGGTAGTACCGCCTTAATGATCGAATCGTTGTATGTTTTCATGGAATCTACAAAAGTGAATAGATATTTTGAATAGTAAAATGTAGAAACCAACTTGACTTAAAGTTATGGCTTTGCATTTATCATTCAAGAGTTTTTGTAATTCTTCCGTTGGTAATTGGTATACATCATCAAGAAAAACGATGCATTCTTCTAAGTTGTCTGATTCAGGAAGATAAAAAATATTAGTAATTAACTGCTTCCTTATAGCATCAATTTTGCTATCTATTGAAGTCTTAGAAACTCCGTTGGAGAGAAGAATAGCTTCGAACTTAGATAAACTTACTAACGGAGCAAAGACTGCACGCATTGGCACATCACGATTATTACTTGTATCTATATCGCAACTGTTGCTTAATATAATGCCTCGTGTTTTTTTAGTCCCTTTAATTGAATATACTGTAAGCTCCTTAAATATATCTCCCTGAAGTGCAGCATTTTTCAGATCATCATGATAATTGCTAAGGTAGTAGTTAGTGTTTTCAGGGAAATCTCTAAGTGCATTTATTAGCCCTTCTTTTTGATGAGCTGTTAAATAATATGGAATTTGATCTTTGAATTTCTCGATATCAAAAATGTTATTACTCATCACTTAATCCAAGTATAAATCCCACAGTGAAGCATGAACGACTTTATTTATTTCACTGCCTAAAGACACCTGGTTTGTCGATAATTTTTCATAAAAGTTTGTCATCGAGACTGCAAGTCTTTGATCAACTGAGATTGTGCTCCCTGCTTTATATGTTTGTGTGATGGAATGAACTGAATCGGTAGTTGAAGACTTATACTCCAAAGCGTGATTTTTGACGATTAAACTTTGTTGAGGACCATGCTGTTGATTTTGGGCAATGTCTGTTAATGCAGTTATATGCAGACCATATAAAACCAAAGTTAATACTTGAAGTTGAGCTCGATAAACATGATGAGACGGATACATATCATACCACCATTTCTATTTGTAGGATGGTTCTAGTTCTTGAATTGTTGACTCTTTAAGGCAACTAAAGAAAGCTAATTTATTACAGGAGTGAAGATCATCAAGAATTTTTTTTGGTTCGTTTTTAAACTTATCTATTTCATCAGTATTAGTGATTTGCCTAATGCTGTCTATGTCTAGGATTAGTCCTTTTTTATTAAATTCTCCATTATCTGACATGACTAAAGCATGAGATAATATTTGAATTATATTTAGAAATGCGCCTTCATTTTTATCGATTCTGATATTGATCGGATAATTAGACATAGACTCGCCAGCCATATTTAAGCTGACGTTTAGCTTATCAAATAAATTAGAATCGTCTTCTTTTGGGAAAAAATCTACATACTTTAATGAGTAGCGGATGATGTTGTCATTTAAATTTAATTTGTTAAGCTCATTTAATACATGAATGATTTTTTCTCTAAAATGACTCCACCCTTGATATTTGGTGCTGGTGGATACAACAACACCATGGTCACTTAGTCCAATATAGTACCCTTCGATTTCGAGGCGACTGACAACTGCGTAATGTAATTGTTCATCTCCCTCACGAACATTTTTAGGTATTTGACTGGGTGGTAAACTAATTACTGGTTTTGTACAACCTAGAGCGTGAAAAAGAAACCCTGGAACTATTTCCGATATTTGTGTTTCTTTAGAAAAACGCATTTCGAAAGCAGCTTCGATTACTGGTTGTTTTGATAGAGATGTTGGAATGAGCATTTAAAACCCATAGTATGTTTTATGAGCTGATTGGATTTTGAGCATAGCTACCGCACGAATCTTCGAGGAAGATCCAAACATGTGCCTAATGTCGCATCATGCTCAAGGCGGCATAAATTTTGTTTACTGAGTATAAGATTAACAACCATTAACTTCCATCAAAAATGCTAACGCGTACGCAAAAACTATTGTATCGTGTTAAGAGTGGTCACTTCGCCACACAGCTTAAACCCGCCGTCGAGCGGGTTTGTCGTTTCTGGCCCCGGCTATTTGTTGAGCCTGGTCTATACCGCAGTTATCCATTGGCTCGGCCTCTTTTACGTTTCCGCTTCTGATTTGCGGTACATGATGTTCCCTCAATTTGCACCTCCTGTATTGGCGAGGTGAGAGATAACTACAAATGCCTCATAACCCAAATACCTGGCTGGAGTTGGTCCAGAGCTGGTGGCGTGGAGACACACCGCTGGGCGCAGTGATTATGTCGATTGTTATGGCTGGTTTACGTATTGCCTATTTTGGCGGTGGTGGCGGCTGGAAGCGAAAAACACTCGAAATTCTACTCTGTGGCGCTCTGACGCTGACTTTTGCATCCGCTCTTGAGTATGTCGGATGGCCTAAATCACTATCTGTTGCCATTGGTGGTGGGGTGGGGCTGATCGGTGTCGATGCTATTCGTGGGGCTGCAATGCGAGTAATCGGTAACAAATTTGGTGGCTCTAAGGAGTAATTTATGCAGGTACTAAATTCCCAGCGTAAAGCTTTCCTCGATATGGTGGCTTGGTCAGAAGGAACGGATAACGGACGACAACCGACACGTAACCACGGTTATGACGTTATTGTTGGTGGTGAACTCTTCACTGATTACTCCGATCACCCTCGCAAACTTGTCACGCTAAACCCGAAACTCAAGTCAACAGCCGCCGGACGTTACCAGCTTCTTTCACGCTGGTGGGATGCTTACCGTAAACAGCTTGGCCTGAAAGATTTTTCTCCAGAAAGCCAGGACGTTGTAGCTCTGCAGCAGATTAAAGAGTGTGGCGCTTTACCGATGATTGACCGCGGCAATATTCGTCAGGCAATCGACCGTTGCAGCAATATCTGGGCGTCATTACCTGGTGCAGGTTACGGTCAGTATGAACATAAAATCGGTGACCTGATTGCACGGTTTGAAGAGGCTGGTGGGGTGATAAATGAAGTTGAGCTATAAGCTGGTTATCGCTGCTTTCTTCGTTACTGTCATTGGTTCTTTCATCTGGTCAGCCAACCACTACTACAGCAAATATCAGTACGAAAAGAAACGTGCTGATGAGTCTGTACGAAATGCTGGATCAGCAATGGCCATTACCAATAACGTCCTGCAATCACTGCAAATCGTCAATACAGTTCTGGAGGCTAACCAGCATGCAAAACAGCAGATCGCACTGGAGTCACAGAGAGCCCAGGAAGATATCAAAATGGCCGTTGCGGATGATGATTGTGCTTCACGTCTTGTGCCTGCTGCCGCTGCTGAGCGGTTGCGGAAGTACGCGGACAGTTTACGTGAACACTCCGACGGCACCACTGCCAGCCAGCCTGACGGTTGAAACCCCTCAGCCTGATTTACCTGATCATTTTACGTGGGGCTCGAGCTTAGATCTGAATGCCGCCTTGTTGTCTGCATTGGCGCAGTGTAATACCGATAAAGCTGACATCAGAAGGATTGAAGTTGAGCGTGGTCACATCATGCAAAAAAAATGATGTTCACTTTATTTTGTTCCTTGATTTGATATGTGATGACCCAATAGATACAAAGCACCTGATTTGGGTGATTTTTTTGAAGGACTATACACATGAAAGACGGCATTTATTTTGTTGTGTTCAGAAGCGGTCATAATGATGTTGGCAATGGCACGGTCGTTGTGAAGGATAATGCGGTTAATGGTGGTGATTTTGGGTTTACCTATCAGGGGCGTGTACAAGATGGGGTATTGAAACTTCATGTATCCCGCCACAACCCTTCAGCACAAAACGTTATTGCAGGCCTTAACGATTATGTGATGGATCTCTCAGTGAGAGATATTGGGGATGGTTATTACCTTGAAGGTGGAATTGCTGGTGTTCCTGGTGCGACTCTGTCTGTACAGGCGAAATTTATCGGCAATTTGATTTAAATCGATTCTCTCCTAAACCGCCCACTTTCCACGGGCGGTTTTTTGTTGCCATTACGATGGGTAGACCAGTAGTAATGATTGAAGGAGAAATTTAAATGCCCCCACGAACCCCAAAAGCCTGCCGTGTTCGCGGCTGCCGCCATACCACCACTGACCCGTCAGGCTATTGCGAAAGCCACAAAAGCGAAGGCTGGAAGCAATACAAACCTGGACAATCCCGTCATCAGCGCGGCTACGGTTCGAAGTGGGACAGTATCCGCGCGCGTGTCCTGAAGCGTGACAAAGGCCTGTGTCAGTTATGTCTGCGTGCCGGTGTGGTGCGTGAGGCGAAAACTGTTGACCACATCATCCCTAAAGCGCATGGCGGCACTGATGCTGACAGTAATCTGCAGAGTCTGTGCTGGCCGTGTCATAAGGCGAAGACGGCCCGTGAACGGTTAAAGTGATAATAATTCTCAACTGTCTGAGGGGAGGGGCGGGTCAAATCCCTGTGACCTGACGTCTTCCGGACTGCCCGCCCCATCGTTTTTTTATACCCGCGAAAAATGAAATTTAACCAGGAGTGCCGCATATGGCTGGAACGGCGGGGCGTTCCGGGCGTCGCCCCAAGCCAACGGCGCGCAAGGCGCTGGCCGGAAACCCCGGCAAGCGAGCCCTGAATAAAGATGAACCTGTTTTTACGCCCATCAAAGGTGTTGAGCCACCGGAGTGGTTCGCTGAAGAAGATCTCCCTCTCGCCACGATCATGTGGCAACTGACAACCAAAGAACTCTGCGGTCAGGGCCTGCTGTGCGTGACTGACCTCGCGGTGCTTGAGCGGTGGTGTGTGGCCTATGAGTTCTGGCGACGTGCCGTGAAAAATATTGCCAGACAGGGCAACACCATCACCGGCGCAATGGGCGGTATGGTCAAAAATCCTGAGCTGACCGCCAAAAAAGAACAGGAGTCCGAGATGAGCAGTACGGGGGCAATGCTCGGACTCGACCCCAGCAGCCGCCAGCGTCTGATTGGCCTGGCGGGGCAGAAGAAAGCCACTAACCCGTTTCTGAAAATTATCGAATCATGAGCCGGAAATCTTACCCCAACGTAAATGCTGCCAATCAGTATGCCCGGGATGTCGTTCGCGGAAAGATTGTGGCCTGCCAGTTTGTGATTCAGGCCTGCCAGCGCCATCTTGATGACCTGATGGCGGAAAAAAGTAAGTCGTTTCGTTACCGCTTCGACAAGGACCTGGCTGAACGGGCCGCCAAATTTATTCAGCTGTTGCCGCATACCAAGGGTGAGTGGGCATTCAAACGGATGCCCATCACGCTGGAGCCGTGGCAGCTCTTTGTGATCTGCTGTGCGTTTGGCTGGGTCAATAAAGGTACCCGGCTGCGCCGCTTCCGGGAGGTGTATACCGAAATCCCCCGTAAGAACGGCAAATCGGCAATCTCTGCCGGTGTCGCCCTGTATTGTTTTGCCTGTGATAACGAGTTTGGCGCGGAAGTGTATTCTGGTGCCACGACAGAGAAACAGGCGTGGGAAGTCTTTCGCCCGGCGCGACTGATGTGTAAACGCACACCCATGCTGACGGAAGCGTTCGGGATTGAGGTTAACGCCTCAAACATGAACCGTCCGGAGGATGGCGCGCGGTTTGAGCCGCTGATCGGTAACCCCGGTGATGGTTCATCACCCCACTGTGCGGTGGTGGATGAATATCACGAGCATGCCACCGATGCACTTTACACCACGATGCTTACCGGGATGGGGGCGCGACGTCAGCCACTGATGTGGGCCATCACCACCGCCGGGTACAACATTGAGGGGCCGTGCTACGACAAGCGGCGGGAAGTTCTCGAGATGCTCAACGGTTCGGTACCCAACGATGAACTGTTCGGGATCATCTATACCGTTGACGAAGGCGATGACTGGACCGACCCGCAGGTGCTGGAAAAAGCCAATCCAAATATTGGCGTGTCGGTTTATCGCGAATTTTTGTTAAGTCAGCAGCAGCGTGCGAAAAATAACGCCCGTCTGGCAAACGTCTTTAAAACAAAACACCTCAATATCTGGGTGTCGGCGCGTTCGGCGTATTTCAACCTGGTGAGCTGGCAGAGCTGCGAGGATAAATCACTGACCCTTGAGCAGTTCGAGGGGCAGCCGTGCATTCTGGCCTTTGACCTGGCGCGTAAGCTGGATATGAACAGCATGGCGCGACTTTATACCCGCGAGATTGACGGTAAAACGCATTACTACAGTGTGGCCCCGCGTTTCTGGGTACCGTATGACACGGTGTACAGCGTCGAGAAAAATGAAGATCGACGGACAGCCGAACGCTTTCAGAAATGGGTGGAAATGGGCGTTCTGACCGTTACCGATGGTGCGGAAGTGGATTATCGCTACATCCTCGAGGAGGCCAAAGCGGCGAACAAAATCAGCCCGGTCAGTGAGTCACCCATCGACCCCTTCGGGGCGACCGGGTTGTCACATGACCTTGCTGATGAAGACCTGAATCCCGTCACTATCGTCCAGAACTTCACCAATATGTCCGACCCGATGAAAGAGCTGGAAGCGGCGATTGAATCGGGACGTTTTCATCATGACGGCAATCCCATCATGACCTGGTGTATCGGCAACGTGGTCGGCAAAACCATTCCGGGTAACGATGATGTGGTGAAGCCCGTCAAAGAGCAGGCGGAAAACAAAATCGATGGTGCAGTTGCGCTGATTATGGCGGTTGGCAGAGCCATGCTGTACGAGAAAGAAGACACGCTGTCTGACCACATTGAGTCCTATGGGATCCGCTCGCTTTAACTGAGGTAATTATGATCATGCTGATTCTCGCGCCTCTGGTGGGCGTGCTGGGGGCGCTTTTGCTGGCGTATGGTGCCTGGCTGATTTATCCCCCGGCGGGGTTTGTTGTTGCCGGGGCGTTGTGCCTGTTCTGGTCGTGGCTGGTGGCGCGATATCTCGACCGTACACAGTCGTCTGCCGGCGGAGGTAAATAGTGTTCTTTTCGGGATTATTTCAACGAAAAAGTGACGCACCGGTGACCACGCCAGCAGAGCTGGCGGATGCTATCGGGTTGTCCTACGACACCTATACCGGAAAGCAGATCAGCAGCCAGCGGGCCATGCGACTGACGGCGGTTTTTTCCTGTGTCAGGGTGCTGGCGGAGTCGGTCGGGATGTTGCCCTGCAACCTGTATCACCTGAACGGCAGCCTGAAGCAGAGAGCCACTGGCGAACGTCTGCATAAGCTGATCTCCACGCATCCCAATGGCTATATGACGCCGCAGGAGTTCTGGGAGCTGGTGGTCACCTGTCTGTGCCTGCGGGGAAACTTTTACGCCTACAAAGTGAAAGCATTTGGCGAAGTGGCTGAACTGCTGCCCGTCGATCCCGGCTGTGTGGTACCGAAGCTTAACAGTAGCTGGGAGCCGGTCTATCAGGTCACATTCCCGGATGGCTCCACAGATGTACTGAGCCAAGAGGATATCTGGCATGTGCGCACGCTGACGCTGGACGGACTGGTGGGGCTGAATCCCATCGCCTATGCCCGCGAGGCAATATCGCTGGCGGCAGCGACCGAAGAGCACGGGGCCAGACTGTTCAGCAATGGCGCGGTGACGTCGGGTGTGTTGCGTACAGAGCAGACGCTGTCAGATCAGGCTTATGAGCGCCTGAAGAAAGATTTTGAGGAGCGTCACACCGGGCTTGGCAATGCTCACCGCCCGATGATCCTTGAGATGGGGCTGGACTGGAAGTCGATGGCGCTGAACGCCGAGGACAGCCAGTTCCTGGAAACCCGCAGGTTTCAGCTTGAAGAAATCTGTCGTCTGTTCCGGGTGCCGTTGCACATGGTGCAGAACACCGATCGCGCCACCTTCAACAATATCGAAGAGCTGGGGCTGGGATTTATCAACTATTCACTGGTGCCGTATCTGACCCGCATCGAACAGCGGATCAACACCGGACTGGTACGAAAAAGTAAGCAGGGCGTTTATTACGCCAAATTTAACGCCGGGGCGTTACTGCGCGGGGATATGAAGTCCCGTTTTGAAGCCTACGCCACCGGGATCAACTGGGGAATTTACTCTCCCAATGACTGCCGCGACCTGGAAGATATGAATCCGCGTCCCGGTGGTGATGTCTATCTCACACCGATGAACATGACCACGAAACCCTCCGATGGCAGTAAAGCCGGTAAGCAGAAGGATAACGCCAATGCAGACGAAACAACGTCTTGATGTACCGCTGAGTCTGAAATCTGTCAGTGACTCCGGTGAGTTTGAAGGGTATGGCTCTGTCTTTGGTGTAAAGGACAGCCACGATGATGTGGTGATGTCCGGGGCATTTGCTGCTTCCCTGCGGGCGTGGAGTGACAGAAAAGCGTTACCTGCACTGCTCTGGCAGCACCGTATGGATGAGCCCATCGGTGTTTACACCGAAATGAAGGAAGACGATGTCGGGCTTTACGTCAGGGGGCGGTTGCTCATTGATGATGATCCCCTGGCAAAACGCGCACATGCACACATGAAGGCCGGTTCGCTAACCGGCCTTTCTATTGGGTACGTCCTGAAGGACTGGGAATACGACCGGACGAAAGAAGCCTTTCTGCTGAAAGAAATCGACCTCTGGGAAGTCAGTCTGGTGACGTTTCCGTCTAACGACGAGGCGCGGATCAGCGACGTCAAGAACGCGCTGGCCCGCGGGGAAATCCCCGAACAGAAAAAAATCGAAAGAGTCCTGCGTGATGTCGGACTCTCCCGTACCCAGGCCAAAGCATTCATGGCCGGGGGCTATGGCGCACTGTCCCTGCGCGACGCTGAGGATGTGGGCTCTGCACTGAATGCACTGAAAAATCTGAACTTCTAATCAGGAGAAATACGATGGCGGTTGATATTAAAGATGTCGAACAGGTCGCGCAGGAGCTGCAGCAGAAGTTTGACGACTTCAAAGCAAAGAACGACAAGCGCGTGGATGCGATTGAGCAGGAAAAAGGCAAGCTTGCCGGGCAGGTGGAAACCCTGAACGGGAAACTCAGCGAGCTGGAAAATCTCAAAAGCGACCTTGAAAAAGAGCTGCTTGAGCTGAAACGTCCGGCAGGTGGTGCGCAAAATAAACTGGCCACCGAGCATAAAGAAGCGTTTGTGGGCTTCCTGCGTAAAGGCCGTGAAGACGGTCTGCGCGATCTGGAGCGTAAGGCATTGCAGGTGGGCACCGATGAAGACGGTGGCTACGCCGTGCCGGAAGCGCTGGATCGCAACATTCTCAACCTGCTGAAAGATGAAGTGGTGATGCGTCAGGAAGCCACGGTGATCACCGTTGGCGGTTCCGACTACAAAAAACTGGTGAATCTGGGCGGCACGGCTTCCGGATGGGTGGGGGAAACGGATACGCGATCCCAGACTGCCACCTCCAGACTGGAGCTGATTGAACCTCTCATGGGGGAAATCTACGGCAACCCGCAGGCTACCCAGAAAATGCTGGACGATGCCTTCTTCAACGTGGAAGCATGGATCAACAGCGAGCTGGCAACCGAATTTGCCGAACAGGAAGAAATTGCCTTTACCACCGGCGATGGTACCAAGAAGCCGAAAGGGTTCCTGGCGTATGAATCCACGGATGAAACCGATAAGGTCCGGGCGTTCGGCAAACTTCAGCATATTGTATCCGGCGACGCGACTGCGGTGACTGCTGATGCCATTATCAAACTGATTTACACGCTGCGAAAGGCTCACCGCACCGGCGCGAAGTTCATGATGAACAACAACAGCCTGTTTGCCATCCGTTTGCTGAAAGACACCGAGGGTAACTATCTGTGGCGTCCGGGGCTGGAACTGGGGCAGCCGTCCTCTCTGGCGGGTTACGGTATCGCTGAAAACGAACAGATGCCGGATATCGCCGCTGATGCGAAAGCCATTGCATTTGGTAACTTCAAACGGGGTTACACCATCGTTGACCGTATCGGCACCCGCATTCTGCGTGACCCGTACACCAATAAACCGTTTGTCGGTTTTTATACCACCAAGCGCACTGGCGGGATGCTGGTCGATTCGCAGGCCATCAAACTGCTGAAGATTGCAGCGGCGTAATCATTCAGGGGCGCGGAACCGCGCCCCCTGTTCTGACGGATGAAGAATCATGATCCTGAAACAAGATCTGAAATGGTCACCGGACGGTATGCGTGTTGAGGTCATTCGGGCCGGTGAGTATGACGACGGGGCGCTGCCTGCCCGGGTGCAGGAGATTGCACTTCAGGCCGGGTTAGCAGAGCGCGGAACCAGTGCAAAAAGCAGTAAAGCGGCAAAAGAGAAAAAAGCCACGACCAGTAAAGAGGGCTGAGTATGCTTCTGACAATGGAAGAGATTAAAGCCCAACTCCGGCTGGATGAGGATTTCGATACTGATGACCGTCATCTGCAACTGCTGGCCTGTGCGGCGCAAAAGCGGACGGAAACGTATCTGAACCGGAAGCTCTATGCACCGGATGAAAACATTCCGGACAGCGATCCGGACGGACTACACCTGCCGGATGATATTCGTCTGGGGATGCTGATGCTTATCAGCCATTTTTACGAAAACCGCTCGTCGGTTACGGAAGTGGAGAAACTCGACATGCCGCAGAGTTTTGGCTGGCTTGTCAGCCCGTACAGGTACTTTCCGCAATGAAAATTCGTCAGGCGCAGACCAGCGCAACCTACATCCTGCCGGACCCCGGCGAACTGAATAAACGCGTCCTGATCCGCCAGCGGGTGGATATGCCCGCGGATAACTTTGGCGTGGAGCCTCAATACCCGGTTGCGTTCCGGGCATGGGCGAAGGTTATCCAGACCAGTGCCACCACCTGGCAGGAAACCGCGCAGACCGGAGACGCCATCACCCATTACATCACCATTCGCTACCGCCGGGGGATCACTGCTGATTATGAGGTGGTCTGTGGTGACAGTGTGTACCGCGTGAAACGTCAGCGTGATCTGAACGGAGCGCGGCGCTTTCTGCTGCTGGAGTGTACGGAGCTGGGCGAATTTACGCAGAGTCACGGAGGCAACAATGGCGACTTCCTTTTTGCACGTTGATTTTCAGCAGCCCGCGGAGATGCGCTTTAACCGCGCCCGTGTCCGGCGGGCGTTTGTCACGATTGGTCAGCGTCATATGCGTGATGCCCGTCGGCTGGTGATGCGCCGTGCGCGGTCGGCACCGGGTGAAAACCCCGGTTATCAGACCGGACGCCTGGCTCGTTCGATTGGTTACATGGTACCCAGAGCCAGTAAACATCGCCCTGGTTTTATGGCACGTATAGCCCCTAACCAGCGTAATGGAGAGGGAAACCGCCGTATCACCGGTGATTTTTATCCGGCTTTTTTGTTCTATGGCGTGAGGCGAGGGGCAAAGCGTCGTCGCAGCCATCATCGTGGTGCATCCGGTGGCAGCGGCTGGCGACTGGCTCCACGTAATAACTTCATGGTGGAAACTCTTGAAAAGAACCGCAGCTGGACACGCTATTTTCTGGCGCGGGAATTGCGTAAATCACTGAAGCCGGAGCGACGACACAGATGAAACTGACGCCTGTTATTGCTGCACTGCGTGCCCGCTGTCCGTATTTTGAAAACCGGGTTGCAGGCGCGGCCCAGTTCAAAAATCTGCCGGAGGTCGGAAAGCTGAAACTCCCGGCGGCATATGTTGTACCGGGTGATGATTCTCCGGGAGAAAACAAAAGCCAGACCGACTACTGGCAGGAGCTGAAAGAGGGTTTCTCCGTGGTTGTCATACTGAGTAACGGGCGTGATGAGCGCGGTCAGTTTGCCTCGTATGATGTGGTGGACGATGTCCGGCAGATGCTCTTTAAGGCTCTGCTGGGCTGGAACCCGGAGGCGTGCGGTAACCCGATTACCTATGACGGCGGCACGCTGCTGGATCTGAATCGTCATGAGCTGATTTATCAGTTCGATTTTTCGGTCATCAGCGAGCTGACTGAAGACGATACCCGCCAGCAGGATGATCTGAACAGTCTGGATGAACTGCAAACGCTGGCGATTGATGTTGATTATCTCGAGCCCGGTAACGGGCCTGACGGCGATATCGAACATCACACCGAAATAACCCTTCCTTCCTGAGGATCCTCATGTTTGTCAAACCTGTTAAAGGGCGGTCAGTTCCTGACCCTGCCCGCGGCGACCTTTTGCCCGCCGAAGGGCGAAATGTTGACGAGAACAACTACTGGCTGCGCCGTGAAGCAGCGGGTGATATCCGGCGCGTGAATAAAAAGGTGAATACCGATGACGATAAGCTTTAACACCATTCCGTCGAATACGCTGGTTCCGTTGTTTTATGCGGAAATGGATAACCAGGCGGCGAATACTGCACAGGACAGCGGAGCATCGCTGCTGATTGGTCATGCCAATAACGGTGCAGAGATTGTTGCCAACAGTCTGGTACTGATGCCGTCGGCAGACTATGCACGCCAGATTTGTGGTGCGGGAAGTCAGCTGGCGCGTATGGTCGAGGCTTATCGCCAGACTGACCCGTTTGGCGAGCTGTATGTGATTGCCGTTCCTGAATCCACAGGCGCGGCGGCAACGGTTACGCTGACGGTGACCGGGGCGGCAACCGAAACCGGCACGGTGAATGTGTATGTGGGACGTACCCGCGTGCAGGCACCGGTGACTAACGGCGATAACGTCACGATGATTGCCAGCAGTATCCAGGATGCCATCAATGCCGTTCCGACCCTGCCGTTTACGGCTTCATCTTCGGCAGGCGTGGTCACACTGGCCGCGCGTCATAAGGGGCTTTGCGGGAATGAAATTCCTGTCAGCCTCAATTACTACGGCTTTGGTGGGGGCGAAGTGCTGCCAGCGGGCGTACAGATTGCCGTGGCGACGGGTACCGCCGGAACGGGTGCTCCGGTTCTCACCGGCGCGGTAGCTGCAATGGCGGATGAGCCGTTTGATTATATCGGCCTGCCGTTCAACGACACGGCCTCCGTTAACACGCTGGTGACCGAGATGAACGATACCAGCGGTCGCTGGAGCTATGCGCGTCAGCTGTATGGTCATGTGTATACGGCAAAGATCGGCACGCTGTCAGAACTGGTGACCGCAGGTGACCAGTTTAACCAGCAGCACATTACCCTGGCGGGGTACGAAAAAGACACCCAGACGCCTGCCGACGAGTTGGCGGCAAGCCGTACCGCCCGCGCAGCGGTGTTTATCCGCAACGATCCGGCACGTCCCACGCAGACCGGTGAGCTGGTGGGTATGCTGCCTGCGCCGAAGGGGAAACGGTTCACGATGACCGAACAACAGACCCTGCTGTCTCATGGCGTGGCAACGGCGTATGTCGAAAGCGGGGTACTGCGCATTCAGCGTGATGTCACCACGTACAGGAAAAACGCTTACGGGGTTGCGGATAACAGCTACCTCGACAGCGAGACGCTGCATACCAGCGCGTATGTACTGCGCAAACTGAAATCCGTCATTACCAGTAAGTACGGGCGTCACAAGCTTGCCAGTGACGGTACCCGCTTTGGTCCCGGTCAGGCGATTGTCACCCCGGCGGTGATCAAAGGGGAACTGCTGGCAACCTACCGTCAGCTCGAGCGTGCGGGGATCGTGGAAAACTACGAACTGTTCAAGCAGTACCTGGTTGTGGAGCGTGATGCCAGCGATCCGAACCGCCTGAACACGCTGTTCCCGCCTGACTATGTTAACCAGTTGCGTGTCTTTGCCGTGGTTAACCAGTTCCGTCTTCAGTATTCAGAGGAGTCTGCATAATGGCTCGTATCGGGGGAACCTGTTATTTCAAAATTGACGGTCAGCAGCTATCGCTGACCGGTGGCATTGAGGTGCCCATGAACAGGACGGTCAATGATGACATCATCGGCCTGGACGGTTCAGTGGACCGCAAGGAAACTCACCGTGCGCCTTATGTCAAAGGGACCTTCAAGGTGCCGAAGAATTTTCCGGTGGGCAAAATCACCTCGTCTGATGAGATGACAATCACTGCCGAGCTGGCGAACGGTCAGGTCTATGTACTGTCGTCTGCCTGGCTGCACGGCGAAGCGAACCATAATGCCGAAGAAGGCACGGTTGATCTTGAGTTCCACGGTGAAGAAGGGGATTACCAGTAATGAAAGAGCTTGAGTTAAAGAAACCGATTACTGCTCATGGCGAGACACTCTCCGTACTGGAGTTTGATGAGCCCACCGGGAAGGATGTCCGCGAGCTGGGGTATCCCTACCAGATGAATCAGGATGAGTCCGTCAGACTTCTGGCGCATGTGGTGTCGAAATACATTGTGCGGCTGGCGAAAGTGCCGCAAAGCTCTGTCGACCAGATGTCTCCGGCAGACCTGAATGCAGCGGCGTGGCTTGTGGCCGGTTTTTTCCTCCAGGCCTGACGGCTGAATACCTCACTGATCGCTTCTTTGACTGCGCCAGCTACTGGCGCATTAATCCTTTCGAATTGCTGAATATGCCGATCAGTGAAATTCCCTTACTGGTCAGTCAGGCAAACAGGATAGAGCAGGAGAAACGCACACATGGCTGAATTTGAGCTTAAGGCGTTGATCACCGGTGTCGACAGGCTTTCTCCCGCGCTGTCGAAAATGCAAAAGAAAATCCGGGGATTTAAACGCCAGGCGGAAGAAGCGTCACAGGGTGGGCTGGCGCTTGGTGGCGGACTGGCAGCGGGTCTGACGCTTTCCCTGAAATCTTATGCCGATCAGGAAAACGCCGCCACCGGGCTGAAAGTCGCCATGATGGATGCGAACGGCGAGGTTGGAAAGAGCTTTCAGGACATCAATAAACTGGCTATTGGCCTGGGTAACCAGCTACCCGGTACAACGGCTGATTTCCAGAACATGATGCAGATGCTGGTGCGTCAGGGGATCCCGGCAGAAAACATTCTTGGCGGTGTGGGTAAAGCGACAGCTTATCTTGCGGTACAACTGAAAAAAACACCGGAAGCGGCTGCCGAGTTTGCCGCAAAGATGCAGGATGCTACCGGAACGGCGTCAGAAGACATGATGGGGCTGTTCGACACTATCCAGAAGGCGTTTTATCTGGGCGTTGACGATACCAACATGTTGTCCTTCTTCACTAAAACCAGCTCTGTTCTGAAGATGGTGAACAAGGACGGTCTTCAGGCTGCACAGAGCCTTGCCCCCATCAGCGTCATGATGGATCAGATGGGGATGAACGGGGAGTCGGCAGGTAACGCCCTGCGAAAAGTTATCCAGTCCGGATTAAGCGTTAAGAAAATCAGGGACGTCAATAAAATCATGGCCCGCCAGAAACTCGGGGTACAGCTCGATTTTACTGACGGCAAAGGGAGTTTTGGCGGTCTTGATAACATGTTCAGGCAACTGGCAAAGCTGCGACAACTGACCGACGTTAAACGAACTGGTGTACTTAAGGCAATATTTGGTGATGATGCCGAAACCCTTCAGGTGGTCAATGCACTAATCGATAAAGGAAAGGATGGCTACGATCAGATCCAGCAGAAGATGAATAAACAGGCCAGCCTGAATAAACGTGTTCAGGCACAGCTTGGTACGCTGTCCAACCTGTGGGAGGCAATGACAGGGACCGCAACTAACGGCCTTGCGGCTATTGGCGGTGCATTTTCTGGTGACGCTAAAAATATCACGCAATGGCTGGGGGAGTTGGGGGAGAAATTCACGAAGTTTGCGGATGAAAATCCCCGGGTTATTCGCGGCGTCGTCGGGCTTGCTGCCGGTCTTGCGATTCTGAAACTGGGATTGATGGGCGTTGGCGGTGCCATCAGTATTGTCAGCAGGATCATGTCGATGACGCCGATTGGCATGATTGCGACGGCGATAGCCCTGGCTGCGGGATTAATTATCACTAACTGGGATGTTGTCGGACCTTATTTTAAGAAACTCTGGGAAACCATTGGTCCTTATTTTGAGGCTGGCTGGGAACTCCTTAAGAAAGTTTTTGCCTGGTCGCCGCTGGGGATGGTGATCAATAACTGGGGGCCGGTTGTTAAGTGGTTTCAGGATATGTGGGACAAGCTGAAGCCAATTATTGAGTGGTTTACCGACAGTTCCGGTGACACGGTCGATGCCATTAACTCTGCGCAGTGGGGCGCGGGTGCTTATGATGCTTATGGGACGGGAATACCGGCGCGGGGATACACACCTTATCCGGCGGTGGATCTGGCTCAGTCAAACAACGCCTCCGATGCCACAGCCCCGAATCCCTTCATGATTAACAAAGCTTCTGCGCCAAAAGTTGATGGTGAGATCAAGGTCTCTTTTGTGAATTCGCCTCCGGGTATGCGGGTTATGGAAACACGTTCTAGTGACATTGATATTAATCACGATGTTGGGTACACCAGATTTAGGTAAAGACGAACAGGGAGGGCCGCCCCTCCCTGAACTTACTGTGCGAACACGCAATTTCGGCCTGATGGGGAGCCGACAATTCTGGACATTTTTTCGCAAATAACAGTTACCTGTTCTCCTTTTTTAAGAGCAGCAGCTGTTGATTTTTCAGAGTCTTGCATCTCCATTCTTGCTGGCATGAATTCATTTTCAGTTCTGAATTTAATAATTATAGAGTCAGTAAAGTCCTTATCAATGGATTGTACGATACCTCTAACGGCGATTAATTTACCTTTTAACTGTTCATCGGTAGCGACTTCATTTTCTTCATACTCTTTAAACAGCTGTCGAGCAGTAGTGTTGTAGATTTCTTTTTGCGGTGCCGCAGCTTCCGTATCGGATGAGTATGAAGAATTAGAGCCTTTATCGTTATTGCCTGCAAAATATCCAATAATCACCAACCCGATGAAAATATATAAAATCCATTTTAATAATTTCTTCATGTTATCACCTTAATGCTAATAATTTATATAGTTACAAATGGTAATGGCTACCACTACAAATTATGGCATTACCAGTAAATATTACTACTGATAATAAATATGGGACTTATATGACGTGGAAAGACAGACTTCAGGATGCGTCATTTCGCGGCGTGCCGTTTAAGGTTGAAGAAGAAAGTGCGGGAACCGGTCGTCGTGTGGAAACACATGAATACCCGAACCGCGACAAACCCTATACCGAAGACCTGGGGAAAATCACTTTCCGCCCGTCCATCACGGCTTATGTGGTGGGAGATGACTGCTTTGACCAGCGTGATCTCCTGATTGAAGCGCTGAATAAACCAGGTCCCGGCACGCTTGTCCACCCGACATACGGTGAGGTGAAAGTCTGTGTTGACGGGGAAGTCCGGGTCAGCACATCGAAGAGTGAAGGGCGTATTGTCCGCTTTGACCTGAAGTTTGTCGAAGCGGGAGAACTCTCTTACCCCACATCAGGCGTGGCGACGGCGCAGACGCTGATGTCATCCTGTTCTGCACTGGATGACTGCATCAGTGACAGCTTCAGCGGTTTCAGTATCGATGGCGTGGCGGATTTTGTGCAGAACGACGTTATCGGTAATGCCAGCACAATGCTTGGGTATGTTTCTGATGCGATGAAAGTGGTGGATTCTGCTGTATCGGATGCCGCCAGGCTGTTGCAGGGGGATATCTCGGTACTTCTGCCGCCGCCATCGTCAGGAAAAAATTTCGTTGAGCAGGTGCAGAAAATGTGGCGTACCGGTAAACGCCTTTATGGTAACGCCAGCGACCTGGTCACCATGATCAAAATGCTTTCTGGTGTCAGCCTCGGCAGCGATTTGCAACCGCGCGGCGTCTGGAAAACGGACAGTAAAACCACCGCCACAGCGACGCAGCAGCGTAACGTGGTTGCCAGCACTCTTCGTACGACTGCAATCAGCGAAGCAGCGTATGCCGTCACACGATTGCCTGCGCCAACAACTCCCGCGGTGATGCAGAATGCCGCAGTGGGGCAGTCAACAACACCCGCGCAGAGCACCGGCTGGCCTTCCGTCACGCATCCGGCACTGAACAATGCACCTGCGGTGAAAAACACGGTTGACCTGCCAACGTGGGAAGAACTGACCGACATTCGCGACACACTGAATACGGCAATTGATAAGGAGTTGTCCCGTACAACCAGTGATGCGCTGTTTCTGGCGCTGCGCCGGGTGAAAGCAGATCTGAATGCGGATATCAACACGCGCCTTGAACAGTCTGCGCGGATCATTCAGCGCACGCCGGATGAGGTTTTACCCGCGCTGGTGCTGGCGGCGACCTGGTTTGATAACGCGGCGCGTGACGTGGACCTTATCCGGCGTAATGCTATTACGCATCCCGGCTTTGTGCCGGTGATCCCTCTGAAGGTGCCAGTGCAATGAACGACAATGTCACGCTACGGGTAAATGGCCGGGAGTGGAATGGCTGGACATCGGTGCGCATCGGTGCCGGTATTGAACGGCTGGCACGGGATTTCAGTATGGAGATCACCCGCCAGTGGCCGGGAGATGAGGGTATCACCACGCTTCAGCCGCGTATTAAAAACGGTTCAAAAGTGGAAGTTCTGATTGGTGATGAGCTGGTGATCACCGGCTGGGTGGAGGCGACGCCCGTTCGTTACGATGCCCGTTCGGTCAGCACCGGTATTGCCGGACGCAGTCTGACCGCTGACCTGATTGACTGTGCAGCCGAACCGACACAGTTTAACGGACGATCGCTGGTACAGATTGCGCAGGCGCTTGCTGCGCCTTTCGGCATTGAGGTGGTGAACAACGGTGCGCCGTCGGGTGTTATTCCGGATGTCCAGCCTGATCACGGCGAAACGGTGATCGAGGTGATCAACAAAATACTCGGTCAGCAGCAGGCACTGGCTTACGACGACCCGCACGGCAGGCTGGTGATTGGCGGTATTGGCTCAACGCGGGCACATACCGCGCTGGTACTTGGGGAAAACATCCTTTCCTGTGATACGGAGAAGAGTATCCGGGAGCGGTTTTCAGTTTACCAGGTGGCGGGGCAGCGTGCCGGAAATGACGATGATTTCGGTGAGGCCACCACCACCGCGCTGCGGGCCCGCACAGAAGACGCATTTATTGCCCGTTACCGTCCGATGTATATCAGGCAGACAGGGCAGGCTACGGGGGCAGGCTGTATTGCCCGTGCGGACTTTGAAGCCCGGCAACGGGCGGCGCGGACGGATGAAACCACCTATGTGGTGCAGGGCTGGCGACAGGGTAACGGTACGCTGTGGCAGCCCAACCAGCGGGTGATTGTCTTCGATCCGGTCTGTGGTTTCGACAATACCGAACTGCTTGTCTCGGAAGTCACGTTTACTCAGGACCAGAACGGCACCCTGACGGAAATCCGTGTCGGCCCACCTGATGCTTATCTGCCTGAACCCGAAGCCCCCGGCGCGCGGAAAAAGAAAAAAGCCAGAGTACAGGAGGACCCGTTCTGATGAGGACGATTGAAGCCATGCAGCGACAACTCCTCGGCCTGATTGGGCGGGCCGTGGTGAAAAGCATCAGTGCCGCCACGAAATGTCAGACCGTGGATGTGTCCCTGATTGCCGGTGAACCCAAAGCCGGGGTTGAACATCTTGAACCCTACGGTTTTACCGCAAGGGCAAACAGCGGTGCGGAAGCGGTGGTGTTGTTTCCGGATGGCGATCGTTCTCATGCGGTGGTTGTTACGGTGTCGGACCGGCGCTACCGCCTGAAAGGGCTGCAGACGGGTGAGGTGGCTGTCTATGACGATCAGGGGCAGTCCGTGACGCTGACCCGGGAGGGGATCGTGGTGGACGGTGCAGGTAAAACGATCACGTTTCGCAATGCACCTGAAGCACGTTTTGAAATGGACCTTGAAGTGACCGGACAGGTGAAAGACCTGTGCGACTCCGGCGGCACCACCATGTCAGCGATGCGGCTTGCCTATAACGGGCATCGTCACAGAGAGAACGGTCAGGGCAGTAACACCGACAAACCTGATAAAGCGATGGAGGCATGATGGAACTGTGGCTGACGGTGAACGGTAAACGCACCTGCGCCAGCGCACCGCTGGATCCGCTGACCCGCGCCGTGGTGATTTCCCTGTTTACCTGGCGGCGGGCGGAGCCTGATGACAATGCCGACGTCCCGATGGGATGGTGGGGGGATACCTGGCCTACGGTACAGAATGACCGTTACGGCTCCCGACTGTGGCTGCTTCAGCGCAGCAAACTGACCAATCAACTGGTGCAGACGGTAAGGGGGTATATCCGCGAATGCCTGCAATGGATGATTGATGACGGCGTGGTGTCCCGCATTGATCTGGATATCCGCCGCACCGGGATTAATGAACTGGGTAACAGTATCACTCTCTGGCGTCGTGACGGACCGGTAATGATTTCTTTTGATGATCTGTGGAGTGCGATAACGCATGGCGGACAGTGAATTTCAGCGCCCGACGCTGGCAGAAAATATCAGTATGCTCCGTAACGATTTATTCGCCAGGCTGGACGTCAGCGACACGCTCCGGCGCATGGATGAAGACGTGCGGGCAAAGGTGTATGCGGCGGCGCTGCATACGGTTTACGGGTACATCGATTATCTGGCAATGAACATGCTGCCTGACCTGTGCGATGAGTTCTGGCTGGCGCGACATGCTGCGATGAAACGGTGTCCGCGCAAGGGAGCCACGGTTGCCAGCGGGTATATGCGCTGGGAAGGTGTCAGCGATGGCCTGAAGGTGACTGCCGGGAGTGTTATTCAGCGCGATGACCTGGTGCAGTACACGACAACTGACGATGCAATCAGCTCCGGTGGTGTCCTGCGCGTGCCGATCGCCTGCTCAAGTGCAGGTGCGGTCGGTAACGCTGACGACGGTACGGCATTAATCCTGGTCACGCCGGTGAATGGTCTGCCGTCTTCCGGTGTGGCTGACACCCTGACAGGCGGATTTGATACTGAAGAGCTGGAAACTTGGCGCGCCCGCGTCATTGAGCGGTATTACTGGACGCCGCAGGGCGGGGCTGACGGGGACTATGTCGTCTGGGCTAAAGAAGTGCCTGGCATTACCCGCGCATGGACATACCGACACTGGATGGGAACGGGGACTGTCGGTGTGATGATTGCCAGCAGTGACCTGATTAATCCCATTCCGGAAGAATCAACGGAAACGGCGGCAAGACAACATATCGGGCCACTGGCCCCGGTGGCAGGCTCTGATTTGTATGTGTTCAGGCCGGTGGCACATACGGTGGATTTTCATATCCGTGTGACGCCGGACACACCGGAAATACGGGCTGCCATCACCGCGGAGTTGCGTTCGTTCCTGCTGCGTGATGGTTATCCGCAGGGAGAACTGAAGGTGTCACGTATTAGTGAAGCGATTTCCGGTGCGAACGGGGAATACAGCCATCAGTTGCTTGCACCGGCGGACAATATCACCATTGCGAAAAATGAACTGGCGGTTCTGGGGGCGATTTCATGGACGTGACAAACGATGATTACATCCGTCTGTTGTCAGCACTGTTGCCGCCCGGTCCGGCGTGGTCAGCCAGCGATCCGGCGATTGCCGGTGCGGCACCGTCATTAACCCGCGTTCATCAGCGTGCGGATGCCCTGATGCGGGAGCTGGATCCGCGCACCACCACCGAACTGATAAATCGCTGGGAGCGTCTGTGCGGCCTGCCGGATGAATGTATTCCCGCAGGGACACAGACCCTTCGCCAGCGTCAGCAACGACTGGATGCGAAGGTTAACCTGGCGGGCGGCATCAATGAGGATTTTTACCTTGCACAGCTTGCTGCCCTGGGCAGACCAGACGCTACCATCACGCGATACGACAAAAGCACGTTCACCTGCTCATCTGCCTGTACTGACGCGGTGAATGCGCCGGAATGGCGGTATTACTGGCGGGTCAACATGCCAGCCGCCACCAACACCACCTGGATGACATGTGGCGATCCCTGTGATTCCGCACTGCGTATCTGGGGGGACACCGTTGTCGAGTGCGTGCTTAACAAACTCTGCCCGTCGCATACCTACGTAATTTTTAAATATCCGGAGTAATTCATGCATCGTATAGACACGAAAACCGCGCAGAAGGATAAGTTCGGCGCGGGTAAGAACGGTTTTACCCGTGGTAACCCCCAGACCGGCACACCTGCCACCGATCTGGATGATGACTACTTTGACATGTTGCAGGAGGAACTTTGCAGTGTTGTGGAGGCATCCGGTGCCAGTCTGGAGAAGGGGCGGCACGATCAGTTGCTTACCGCACTTCGCGCGCTGCTGTTAAGCCGCAAGAATCCGTTTGGCGATATCAAATCGGACGGCACGGTGAAAACGGCTCTCGAAAACCTTGGTTTGGGAGATACAAGCGGATACGTGGGACGCTGGGTGAATACCCTGGTTTTCACGTCATCAGGTACGTACACCCCGACGCCAGGAACAAAACGGATCAGGGTCACAATAACGGGCGGCGGTGGCGGAGGGGGCGGCTGCAAGGCTACATCCAATAATGAAACGTTTTTCGGTGCTGGCGGTGGGGCCGGTGGAACAATAATTTCAATAATGGCCCCGACACAGAATAGTTATCCAGTCACTATCGGCGCAGGTGGGGCCGGTGGTGTTAGTGCGACGAACGGCACCAGTGGCGGGAATAGCGTATTTGCATCGTTAATTGCTCCTGGTGGCGCAGGTGGCGGGAAAGTGGGAGTTACAAATACAAACGGCGGTAACGGAGGTGTGCCGAGTACTGGCGATATCCGCATCACTGGTGGAAATGGAGGCGACGGTCAGTCCGGAAATATCAGCGTCAGCGGTGAAGGCGGAACATCGTACTGGGGTGGCGGTGGACGCGCAGGCGCTGGCGGTGGCGTTAGCGGTAAGGCATATGGTTCAGGCGGAGGTGGTGCATACGATGCCGGTTATAGCGGAACCAGTATGACGGGCGGGAAAGGCGCTGCAGGGATTTGTATTATCGAGGAGTTTGCATAATGAATGCGTCATATGCAGTTATTGAAAATGGGATGGTTGTGAATGTCATTGTCTGGGAT